AAGAATGATTAAAGCAAATTATCCGACAGATGAGCAGTTAGATAGAATTAAAAATTGGGATTTTAATGATGTTGAAGGATGTTTGCGTTATATAAAGGATTTATGGAATATACATTATGGTAGGTGTGGAGAAGGCAATGGTTTCTTTGTATTTGCAACAGGTGGATGGTCGGGGAATGAGGCTTTATTGAGTGCGCTTTGGGAATCGTTTATATGGAGTTTTATACAATGGGATTCATTATATTTACCTGGTGGTTTATTAATTATAACGGTTTCTGATGAAGCTAAAAGACAGTTAGAAAAATTAAGGGATAAAATAACAAAGTGGGCTTGGAAAAAAGTAAAATAATAAGGGAGGTGAATAGTGTTTGATCTAACAAAAGAAGTGCCAAGATTAGATTTATGTCAACAGTTAAAAAGATTAGGTTTTCCACAAGAAACAGGCGGTTTCTACTGGCGAAAATTTAAGGATGGGTGGAAAGTAGATTATATACCTTATATTAGTGTAGTAAAGCGAATGGTTCGACAAGGAGTTATAATAAAAGCTCCGACAAGTGTGGAGCTTGATAAATATTTACCTTGTTTTATTTATAAGGGCAAGGATAAATATTTTAAACAGTATGATACTCCTGATGATACGCAAAATTTGTTATCTTATGTGAATAGTGATACAGGTAAATGTCTTATAACATTAGCAGATGTTTATAAACCGAATTTAGATGCTAAAATGCTTGTATATTTAATAACAAGAAGATATATTAATTTAAAGGAGTTAAGTGATGATAATAGCGATTGACCCTGGCATCAATGCTACAGGATGGTGCATTTTAACGGATGATGGGGAAATATATGATGTAGGCACTATAAGGGCAAGAAGAAAAGATGATTGGGAAACAAGAGCAGAATATATATGTTCAACTTTACGGAAACTTTCTGAAGATTGCGATTATGCTGTCATAGAAGAACCGAATCCAAAATGGACACGGGGACGAAGAAACCATGAAGCCCTAATGAAGCTCCAGCGCCTTATAACACGGATTGTTGAATATATTTCACCAGTGGTTAAAGATATTGATTATATAAATGCAGATGAAATAAGTAAACCCCGAATAAAAGATTATGATAGTTTACAGGATTATGCGGTAAAACGGTATATTGGACTAACATTAGGTAGAGAAGTAAGTGAACATGCACGGGATGCTTACAGAATAGGGTTATATTGGCTAAATAATAAGAAATAGGAGTAGAAATTATGCCTAAATTGCTGTCTTGGTATGGTGGGAAATATTATATGTTGAATTTATTATTGAAATTATTGCCACGACATAGATATTATTTAGAGGCTTTCGGCGGTTCGGCAACTTTGCTATTTGCAAAGAAGCGTGCGGAATTTGAGGTTTATAATGATATAGACAGTAACCTTGTAAATTTTTTTAGGGTTTTAAGGGATAAACCTAAAGAATTATGGAGAAAACTTTGGCTAACTCCGTTTTCCCATGAAGAATATAAATATTGTTCAGAAAATTATAAAAACGCTGAAGACCCCGTTGAAAAAGCGAGGATGTTTTTCGTTGCGGTTAAACAAGCTTTTGGTGGTAGATTAACAGCAAAATCATGGGTAGTGGAAAAATTTGGGCATTCAGGAAGTGGAAAACATAACAGTGCTGAAATTTATAAAAATACAATTAAAGAATTATTAATATATGCAAAGAGGTTACAGGGTATATTTATAGAAAATAAAGACTGGCGAGAAATATTAGATTATTATAATGATTGGGAAAAAGAAGGAGTATTTTATTTAGACCCACCATATTATCCTTCGGTGAAAAAACTCCAAAATGATTATGAATATACGATGACAGAACAAGACCATGAAGAACTCATTGATTGGTGCTTAAATAAAGCTAAAGTTAATGTTATGTTATCAGGTTATCCGAATGAATTATATAATGAACTTGATAAGGCGGGGTGGAAAAGATATTGTAAAAAAATACCTTGCTTTGCAAAAGCCACAACATATAATTCTAATTTTATTGGTGAAGGGGTATATAATGAAGAGGATTATAGAACAGATTGTGTTTGGGTAAATTATATATCCGAATTTGAATTGCCAACATTATTTCCACTTGACAATTTAGAGTAAATATATAATATTAAGATGATGAGAAGGATAATTATTAATTATAAAAGGCATTAAGAAGCCTATTATAAAATAATGAGAAATGGTCGTAGAAGTTACAGTATCAAAGAGAAGCTTGAGGCTATTAAACTTGCCGAAACAATTGGTGTCAAAGCTGCCAGTGAAAAATTAGGAATAAATTTTAGTTTAATATATAAATGGCGAAATAAAAAGGAATATTTTGAGGCATTTGCTAAAAGCAAAAAAAATAGCAAAGAAGAAAATCAAGCAAATAGTGAAACAGACAATGAAATTTCTCAAACTCGTAAGTATATTATTAAATTTATTTGTATTTTTGCACGGAACGCACTTAAAGGCATTGAGCAAGGATGTTACACCGACGAACAGATTATTAGGCTTGCCCGAATATTATTGCCTATATATGAAAAAATCACGGGGCTTGACAGGAAGGATATACCACACGAGGAAACCCTACATAAGCTTAAAATTGAAATCGTTCCGACCAATGAAGATAAATAATATAAATATTCAACTTCATAAGAAACAAGCGGACTTTATATTTAGTAAAGATAGGATGTTGTTATTTTTAGCGGGCGTCCGTAGTGGGAAGACTTATGCTGGTGTTATAAAGGGTATATTAATAAGTCTTCAACATCCTAACATAACAGGTGCAGTTATAGCTCCAACATACCCTATGGTTCGGAATGTTGTAGTTAGGTTATATTTACAATTGTTAAATAATTGGCGGATTCCGCATAAATATAACAAAAATGAACACATATTAACATTTTACAACGGCAGTCAGATATTTTTCCTGACTGCTAAAATTCCTGAACATTTACAAGGGATGACATTAGATTGGGTTCACCTGGATGAGGCAGCCCTTATGACAGAGAATATATTTAGGATAGCTAAAGACCGAATATTAAAGCCACAAGTATTAGACAAAGGCATAATATTTCTTACTACGACGCCCTGGGGTTTAAATTGGGTTTATCATGCCGTTTTAGATAAGATATTCAGCATGATTCATTGTAAGACAGTAGAGAACCCCTTCATCGACCGTGAAGAAGTAGAACACGCTAAAAAAATATTCCCCGAAAAATATTTTAGACAGATGTATGAGGCTTCTTTTGAAACGCATTTAGGGCTTGTATATAATGATTTTGACCTTAAAGAGAATGTTATAGACAAAATTGATTATAATCCGGATTATGAAACATATGTTGGCATTGATTTCGGGTGGAACGAACCGACTGCGGTTTTATGGATGCAGTATGATAAGGTAACAGGGAATTGGTATATTATTCAAGAGTTCGTGTCGTCTTATGTGCGTCCCGAAACATTAGCGAAAATATTAAAAGGTGAAGAAGTGCAAACATCAAAAGGCAAATTTAAGGCAAAAGTAGGCATGGATAAAGTTATATATTATTTAACTGGGCATGAAGTAGGGCAAAGAAGACAGGAAGCGGATGGGCGTTCTATGCTTGTTAGTTTAACACAATACGGAATTCCCCGACACAAAATAAGATATAGCAAACATAATATGGTGGAGAGTATAATGTCGGTTCGAGGGAAAATAAAATCTGCGGATGGAACACGGCATTTATTCGTTGACAGTTCGTGTAAAACATATATAAATGATAAGATGAATTGGGGCTATCCTACAAAAGAGGGCGATTATATAGGGGACTATCCTGATATGTCGCCCGCTAATCATAAATATTCGCACACCAATGATGCGGAAAGATATGTTATAAACTTTAGAACACCTCTAAAAGCGAGGGGGTGGAGCATTGGCTAATATATTAGAAAATATGGTGTTAAATATATCAAACCATATAGTTGGCAATAAAAATTATACTGCGGAACAGTGGGTTCAATGGTTACTTATGAAAGTTCGTGCGGAAAATAATATAAAATTTAAAGAGCGTATTCGGAAGCTTATTGATTATTATGAGGGACGGCAATTAGAATATTTAGAGGATATATTAAAGAAACAATTCGTTGACTACGAACATTTGAAACTCCAGCCACGATTTGTTAATATAACGAAACAGATTATAGACACGGTGGCGGTTACATATAAATGGGGAGCGCAAAGGGAATTATATAATAATAAGAAGAAGGTTTCCGATAAAGAGAATGCTCTTTGGCAATACATATACGAATCCACCAAATGGGAACGATATATGCGTGTTGTGGACAAATATGTAAAGTTATTGGGCACGACATTTTTGCGTCCGTATTTTAATACAGATGATAACAAATTGGCACTTGACCTTGTGACTCCTGACGAAATTGATATAATACAACATCCGCAAGACCCCACAAAATATATAGCGGTTTTATATGCTCGGATTGCTACGGACACATATTTAATTCGTGTAGGGGAATATAAGACTAATTTACAATATATTTATCATTATTGGGACGCCGAGAATTACAGACAGTTTCTTGTAGATGGAACTATATTAAGAATAGAGGGTAATGAGGAAGGCATTAATCCTTACGGCGTGTTGCCTTTTGTGCGATTTATGGACACGATGCCATTACAAGGGGTTTTCGTTGACAGAGGAGAAGATTTACTCAATGCGCAGGAGAATATAAATGTTAAGTTAACACAACTAAATTATTTGATAAAAATGCAATCTTTTTCAATTCCAATATTGATAGGATATAATCCTACTTCGGACGAGGAAATAGTTTTACATCCAGGGCGTCCATATGTGTTGCCACCAACAGCAAAAGATGAAACGCAGCCCGATTTGCAGTTCAGGACGCCTTCACCGCAGATTAACACGCTTATGGAACAGATAGAAAAAGAGATAACCGCTATTGCGAGAGTTTACGGAATATCTGAAAGTGAATTTAGACTTACGGGTTCGCCAAGTTCGGGATTTGCTCTTAAAATGGAAAATCTAAAGCTTATAGAACAGAGGGAAAATGCTTTACCTTATTATGAAGATGCAGAAGAGGAGCTTTTCGAGGTTGTAAAAAAGGTTTGGAACTACCATTCGGACTATTTGCCTTCTGGACATGAATTTAAGGGCGTCAAGTTTGATGATAACACGAAATTAAAAGTTACTATAAATCCGCCAATATTTCCTGAAAGCCCCGATGAGGAGAGAAGCCGTTGGGATTGGTTGTTTGCAAATAAAATGGCAACTCCAGTTGAATATTATATGCGATATAAGGGTATGACAGAGGAGGAAGCGCAAAAGTATTGGGAAAAGATTAAGAAGTGGTGGGATGAGAATGAGGGCGGTTTCGGAACGAAATATAAAAAAGAACCGCCTTTGAAATTCCCTGAAGAAGAGAACCCTGAAGAATGAATGATTATTACAAAAAGACCCAGAAATTTATAGACAAGTATAACAGATGGTTTATGAGGCGCACGAAACGGAATCTGGAATTAGTAAAACATATACTTTATGATATGTTATCAAAAGTTACACTTGACGAATCGGGGAAATATATTATTGATTCGGAAAAGAATATAAGATTGATAAATAATATAAAAGCGGATTTGTTAACAAAGATAAAGCGTTCGGGAGATGAGAGAACGATAAGGGAATTTATAAGGGGTTTCGAGAAATATATAAAATATCAAAAGGATATAATCCGTAAATTTGGGGTTGACATTAGCGAGGTTAATGATTATATTAAATTAGAGGTTATACAAAAAGAAGTATATGAGGAAATGAATAGTAACAGAGTTAATATAACTCGTGAGATAAAGGATTTATTCGATGAGGCTATATTAGGTAAACGGACATTTGATAATCTTGTGAAGGCTATTGATAAAAAATTAGGGAAATATGGACATTGGTCTTATAGTATAGCGCATACGGCGTTGAATACATTTTCACAAGATATATTAAATACGACGGCAAAGTTGGCGGGTTATCAATATTATAAATACATTGGCGCTCACGATAGCAGGAACAGAGGCTTTTGCAAAGATATATTAGAGGGGCGTCATCCTAATACAAAAAAGCGTCATCCGAATTATTGGCATATATCGGAAATTAATCAATTAGACAACGGGCAGGGATTGCCCGTATTGAGGTATCGTGGTGGTTGGGGATGCCGACACAGATGGTATCCCGTAAATTAGAAAATATAAGGAGGAAAAAATGGCAAGAAGAAAAAAGGGAGTAAGAAAAAGACTTATAGCAGACCAGAAACAAATAAGAGCAATAGCATATTGGATAACAAGGGCGGCAAGAAGTAAAGCCCCATTATCGTCATACAGTAAAACGCAATTAAAAAGACTTAATAGAATAGCAACATTAAGTCCAGAAAGAAAAGCATATATTAAAAGATGGAGAAAAAAATATAAAGCTGGACGCAGAAGAAAGCCACTACGTTCGCCTTCCGCAGCAAGAAAGGCTATAAGAAGTATTTTAGGTCGGGGAAGATAATGAAAAGTAAACTTATAAAAATAATAAAATTTTGGTTAAAAAACAGAGGGCAAAATGGCACGCAAAAGAAAAAAAGACAAATATTGGATTCAAAAGGCGATAAAACGGAAAGGGCAACTTCACCGTGATTTAGGCGTGCCACCTGGACAGAAGATACCTATATCGAAAATTCGGGCTGCTGCTAAACGAAATGATGATGTTGGACGGCGTGCGAGGCTTGCTCTAACACTTATGAAGTTGGCAAAAAGACGAAAAAAGCGCCGAACGAAAAGGCGTAAATAAAACATAATTTAAAAGGAGGTCTGAGATGGACACCAAAGAAATCAAGGAGGAAACACAAGAACAGTTAAACGAGACTATTGAGCGCATGGAGTCTGGGATGAGTGAAGATGAGGCGCTCGCCTATATAACAGATGAGGAGATAAAAAAAGAAGTGAAGAATCTATTAAATAATCCTGAAGCGCTGGCAAAATATGTAAAGGCGCATAAGAAGGCTAATGCTGAAGCAGCACAACGCCGAATTATGCTGGAAAAATTATGGAAACTTATGGGTATTGAACCGCTCACGAAGACAGAGCTTGACCAAGTTATGGATATTTTAGATTATATATTCCCTGACGGAGAGTTTGACCCTGAACATTATGAGGAGTTTTTAGCGGAGAATGAGGATGAAATATTGGAAATGCTTGAATCTGGCGAATTAGAGCCAGAGGATTTATTGTTAACAGAAGACCCCGAGACGGGGGAATTAGTTCCCGAATACGAACTTGAGGAAGAAGAATATATTCCTGAAGAAGTTGAAGAGGAATTATATGAGCGTGAGGCTCAGTTACAGGAGCTTGCCGAGAAGGCAAGAAAGGCGGAGTTAAAAGTATTGGCGATAAAATACGGGGTTGCTCCTGATAAAGTTGATGATTTTCTAAAACTTTATGAAGAGCCCGAAGTCCCCGAAGGTGAAGACGCCGAGAAGGCAATCGCTGATTCGATTAACAGTTACAAGGAAAAATATCCTGTATTTTTTACCGAATCAGCGATAAAATCAACGCCTAAAAAGACTGACCATTCGCCAATACCAGCACCACCAACTCCTGAACAGAAGAAACAAATAACAACCAAAGAGGATGAGTTAGAGTCGGCGATAGAAAGTGCGCCGACTATTGAAGGAAACCTTATATAAACAGGAGGTAAATAATGGCAACGACCACTTATTCATATGATTTACAAAATACGATTAGAGACCTTTCCGAAGCGTTTGAAGTTATAAAGAAGCAGAAGCCAACTATACTTTCACTTATAAAGACAGGAAAGCCCGCAACACATTATAAGCACGAGTGGCTTAATGAGGTTCTTGAGCCTGTTGCGGATGCTCTTAATGGTGCAATCGCTGATACCGATACATCAGCGGTAGTGGATGATTCGACGAAATTTAAGGTTGGCGATATTATAACTTTTAATGATGCGAATTATGAACTTTGTAAAATCACGGCGATTAATACCAGTTCACATACACTTACTATAACAAGAGGTTATGCAGGCACAACGGCTGCTGCTCATGCTGATAATACAGAGGTTAGACTTGTGAGCCGTCCAAAGACCGAAGGCACAACCGCAGACCCTGATTCTATACATCAGCCCACTGTTCTTTATAATTACACGCAGATATTCAGGCAGGACGCAAAGATAACCCGAACCGCCAGCAAGATAAAACAGTATGGCATTAACAATCTTGTTAATAAGGCGGTTTCCGATATGCTGACCAAGATATATTGGGAGCTTGTCGGGGCGGTTATATATAGTGGACGCTATGCTAATACCTCGGATTCGAGCGTGCCACGAACTATGGGCGGTCTTTTGTGGTGGCTATCACAGAGTGGAGCTATAAAGTCAGACGCTGGCGGAGCTACCTTAACATCTGCGCTTCTTAATAACCTTATTGCTGAAATTGCGGACGCTGGCGGACATCCTGACACTATACTTTGTGGTGTAAAACAGGCAAGAGCTATATCAAAGCTTAATGCGGACGCAAGTTCTAATATCGTAAGGATGATTGATATGAATACAAGAGTTACAGGTAGTTTCGTGACCCAGTTCCAGTCGGAGATTCCGAATTTCCCTATTGCTAATATAGTCGTTGATATGAATATGCCTGATGATAAGATACTGTTAATTGATTCTACGAAACTCGCTCTTGTTCCGCTTGAGGGTAGCGCTATGAAGGATTTCGATTCCACACCGCCAGGGTTTGATGGTATCGTGCGTTCTGTTCTTGGCGAATATACGCTTGAGATAAGAAACCCGAACGAAGCACACGGTATGCTTTATAATCTTGGCTAATTGATATAGATAGGGGCGGGGTTTAGCATATAGCCTCGCCCCTGTTAACAGGGAGGACGAAATGAAATTCAAAATCATAATTCCGAACACGATAATATATTTACCGAATGGTGAAAGGGTAAAACTTGAAGGGGAATTTTTCGAGACTGATGATAAAGAAACTATAAAGTTCCTGAAGAATTGCGTTTCCGTTGCAGCTATAAAAGAAGATATAAAGCCCAAAGAGGGGAAAGATATATCGCAAAAAAGAACTTATAACAGGAAAAAGAAATGAGCAATTGGGCGGATATAACATTATTTGAGGATTCGGATGTTATTCCCTATGAGCCAATATATTATGGTGAATTGGATTCTGACAGTAGAAATAAGCATGATTTAGTAAAAGAGCGGTTTAAAAATATATTATTAAAACGGTTTTCGGATTTGCAGAATAGGATAAAAAATGCTGATTCGGATATTTTGATTGTTGACCATATAGAGAATCCTGAAGTATTAAAAACCGCAGCTATATATTATAATTTATATCTTGTATTTTCAACGCAGACTATAAGTGAAAATGATATATATAGTCGTAAGGCAGCAGAATATAAATTTTTATTTAAAGAGGCATTCGATGTTGCCTGTGAACAGATAAAGTTTGATGATGATGTTGAATATTATCTTAACATATACGGAAAGCCCCGAATAACATGGTAGAGGTTTTTAACATAAATCAGATAAGGCAAAAGTTCCAGCAGTTGTCTGATATAGATTTCAGAAGTGAGCTATATAAAATATCTGTTAGTTTTATTCCTGAAATGATAAAACGAATATCAAAGGGTATTGATAAGGATAAGGGGAAATTTAAACCTTATAGTGAGAAACCGATATATGTTTCTTCAAGACGCCCAGGATTAAAATCTATAAGACCATTAGGTAAGACAGGACGCAGAAAATTTAAATCTGGCAAACCTCTTGTATGTCGTTATTTTCCAAGAGGTTATCGTCAATTTAGAGAATATATGGGACGCCGTGTGAATGCGGATAGACTTATTTTTACGGGGAAGATGTTGAATTCTATATATTCAACCGTATATGGAACAAATTCTGTTAAGATAACATTTAGTCGTTCTGAAGAAGCTAAAAAGGCGAGTGGTCAACATGAACGGTATAATTTTTGGGGCTTGACATTTGATGGACGTAAAAAGATATTAGGTAAATTATATAAAAAGTTAACACAACGGATGGAGGAGTTATTTGGCAAGCAAGCTTGAAAATATAGGGACTGAAATTAAAAAGCTTATAGAGGATATTGATTATTTTAAATCTGTTATATTAGGTTTTCCTTTTCCTGAATATTTCACACCTGAAAAGCTCCCTGGGGTCGGTATATGGTTCGAGCGTGCGGAAAATATAAATGGACGGTTGAATGTCGATTTTAGTATATTTGTTATAATATACGAAGATGACCATACATTAGCATTTAATAAGGTTTCGGACGCTATAAGCAAATTGTGGAACAGTCTAATATATTGTAAATTTGATTATGCTCCGTTTAATCTTGATATAAAAAGTGTTAGTTTTCAGGATGTGTTTGAAAGGCTTGATGTAAATATAAGTCTTGACCCGCCGTATTATGCTGCGAGGATTGATGTTTCTGTTATGGCAGGCGGTTTAACTATGTAAGGAGGTTTTATGTATATATTATTATTAGAAAAGATTGATGGACATAATAAATACGATATAGTCCGTAAAAATGAGTGGACAAAGAGGTATATAGACAATGTAAAATGTAAAGTGGGCGACTATGATTATTTAGTTCGCCTGCGGGAAAGGTTAATTAAAAAGACAACGAAAAAGATAAAGGAGGTTTAATATGTCAACATATATAAAACTAAAATCAGGTTCTGTTTCTTGGGGAACTAACGGGCTTATAGCGCAGGTTTCGGAGCGTGCGCCCGTTAGGCTTGTAAAAGAGCAGGGTTTTCTACTTATAAATGGGTATGTTAGAGCAAAAATAGGTTCAGATTCAGAGCCAACATTGCGCCCTGTTAAGATTGAGCTTGGCTGCCTGAATGATGATTGGAATCTTACGCAATCAATTGAAACCGTAACAGTGCCTAATTCTTGCAAAGGTAGCGATTATACTATAAATAAATCCGCAAAGTGGAAATTCTCCGCAAAAACAAAGCAAGTAGAGCCCGTTCTATTCAGTATGCTGACTGGAGCTAATATATACGAGCCGTCAAGTAGCTTAAAACTGAAGATATATGTTGAAGAAACACAGTCAGTTTCTTCAAATGCTATAACATTAGATAATACTCCTTATAGAATTATAGCGGTTATAAATGAAGCAACGAATACTTATTTTCACGAAGTAAATACACTTGCGGATGATGATGAATATACTTTAAGCGGAAATACACTTACATTTAATTCTTTATCTGATGGAACAGTAATTAAAATTAAATATGTCTATGAAAGCACCACTGCTTCGGATGGTTTAATAATAGCTCCATCTTCAACATCGTTCCCGAAACATTTTGGCGGAATGGTGTCTTGGCTTGCCGTTGGTGATACAGATGGAGTCGTGGGTAGAATTATTGCGGAATTCGACGATGCAACACGAACCAATGAAATAACATTTGGTGGAACAGCAAATGAATTTCTTGAACTTATGATAGAGGGCGATATAAACGGCGATGTTGTGTTCTATTGGCAGGAGTTTGAATAATGGGAGATAAAATATATAAAATAAAGGGGAGAGAGTTTTACCTCTCTCCCCTTACACCAGCCGTTGAGAAGAATATATATAGGTTAATATTAAATATCCTGAACAAGTTATCTGATGAAGAAGTAGAGAAGATAAAACAGAAGAAAATTAATCAATCTTTGTTCCACCTTCTCGACACGATAGGAGCATTAAGTGTTGAAAATATATCAAAATTTATAGCTTGTATTATATGTCCAGTAGGGCAAACAGAAGAAGATAAAAATCTTGACGAGCTAACACATTTTTTGGAATATAATTTGCCGTTAGGGACGCAGATAAGGATATTAAACGATTTTTTTACACAAGAGGACATAATTTTATTTATTGCCTCCGTCAAACAACAAATAAAGAGGTTGAAGGAAAATATGTTGCAGACGGAGAAACAGTAAATGACTTTTTATATTTTGAAAAAGAATTTATCCGAAATCTGGAGAAAGTTTGTCTATCGCTTGTTCCTATCTTGGGTTTGCCTTTATATAAAATTGAAAATAAGCTTACTATTCCTGAAATATTCGAATATATCAACATATTTACAGAAAAGAAGGAATCATTGAAGGAGAAATGGGATAAATATAAAGTTCCTGATAAATATAGAATAAGATTGTCATAATATGGCACAATTTAGTGAAATATTATCAATAATTCTGACTGCTGATAATACACAGTTTAAGGAATCAATGGGGCAGACTCTTGCGGAGCTTCAGGTTCTTACCATGAGTTTGGAACAGTTATCAGCGCCTATAAATCAACTTGCCGAACAAATGGTTGATATGGCTGCGGAATTTCAATCGTCTTTAGCTAATGTTAATACTCTACTCTCCGATTCAGGCGAATTGATAAATAAATATAGAGAGGATATATTAAAATTATCCACTGAAGTGCCACAAACTGCAACAGAATTATCTGATGGTTTATATCAGGTTATTTCAGCGGGAGTTGACGCCTCAAAAGCTCTCGATGTATTAAAAGTTTCCGCAAAAGCAGCGACTGCTGGATTAACAGATACCTTTACTGCGGTGGATGTTATAACGACTATCCTGAATTCTTATAAAATGTCTGCTGATAAAGCCCAATATGTTAGCGATGTATTATTTCAGACAGTAAAATTAGGTAAGACAACATTCGGAGAATTAGCTTCTTATATGGGAACATTTGCAGCAACGGCGGCGAATTTACATATACCTATTGAGCAAGTTGCAGCAGCGATGGCAACTATGACGAAACAGGGTCTTAATACGGCTCGTTCAGCGTTTGCTTTGGATGCTATATTAAGAGAAATACAGAGTCCTGGAAAAGAAATGATAAAGATTGTTCGGGCTATGGGGTTTGAATCAGCGGAGGCAGCGGTAAAACAATTAGGCTTGCAACGGGCGCTTGCTGAAATGTCCAAAAAAGCCGAAGAATTGGGTATAAAATTCTCGACTTTATGGGAACAGAGGGCTGCTCGTGGTGTTTTAATGCTTGCTAATAATGCTAAAATTGCCGAATCAGATTTAAAGGCTTTAACCGCTGCAACTGGTGCGTCCGAAGAAGCTTTCCAAAAAGCCTCTAATACTTATGAAAATGCCACACAAATATTGAGAAACAGTATAGACGCTATAGTTATAAAGACTGGTCAGGAGTGGTTGCCGATATTTGCTAAATTAAAATTAACAGCAGCGGACTTTTTGAAACATATAGCGGATGAATCTCCACGCTCAACTCGCCTTTTCGTTGGCGGTTTAATCATGGCAACAAATGCGGGCGCTAAATTTTTGAATACAATGGGGGGTGCAGCACGGAATGTTGTAGCTTTGCAACAGGCGATGAGGCTTCTTAAAAATCTTAATATAGGCGGAGTGATTCGGGAGATGACCACGCATTTCAAGAATCTTGCGCAGAAGGTTAAAACCGCCAAAATAGAACAGGAAAGTTTTAATCAAGAAATATCAACAACGGCTGCCAGAAAAGGGAAATTCATATCTGCATTAACAGATATGTCTATAGCTCTCGCAGCGATAGCAATAGCTTATAAAGGAATTGATTTATGGATAAGTAAGATAGAAAAAAGAGTAGAGAAAATTAATAGAATAACTGGTCTTGATTATGAGAATTGGCTAAAGAAACAGAAAGAATATATTAAGGATGCATTACATGAACTTTCAAAACCTCAAGGAGAAATATCGAAAGCTACACGGGAAAATCTAAAGGCGGTAGGATTATGGGATGATAAAATGAAAGATACAGATTACGCTTTGAAAAAATTATACAAAGAATTATATCGAATTAATCATGCCTTAAAAGTTCACGAAGAACATCAGAAAAAGATAACGGGTGAAACTGAGGAACAGTTAGATAATAAAAAGAAACATAAAAAAACCAATGAGGAATTATTAGCACAAGCGGAGGCTTTATATAGAGCAAATAAAAAGAATACGGATGAATTCAAAAGTTTGATGAAGTTAATAGAAAGTAAAGGTTTGAAAGATGAATGGTTGAAACGGAAGGCATTAATTGATAAAGAACGCAAGGCACAAGAGAAAGCAGCAAGGGAACAAGAGAGAAGGGCACAGGAAATAAAAAATAAAATAAAGGAGCTTACTGGGCAAATCCTAAATCTTGAAAATCAAGCACGGCTTGAGGAATTACAAGGAACATTAGAATATTTCGATGAGAAAGAAAGACAGACAAAAGAGCATTTTGAAAGGTTGAAAAAGCAGTGGAAAGATTCGAAGGAAGTTCAAATACTGTTAGAAAAATTATTAAATATAGAATTAGAAAAAATTCGCAAGGAGAGGACAAAATTTATAGAGGAACAAGCTAAAAAAGAGGCTGAAAAGGAGCGGCAGGCATTAGAAGAACGCTATAATATGTATAAACCGTTTGTAGAGGATGTAAAACAATTATGGTATGATTTGTGGACAGATAAAAAGTCCGAAGAGGCTGCGAAGGATTTCTTTAAATCAATCGCACTGCATATATTAAATTTCCTTGAGGCGGAGATTTGGACGGCAAGAGCGCAAACTGCCTTAAAAGCTATATTTACTTCAGGGGCTTCTGTTCCTAAAGATTTAGCCCTTTTACTTTCTGCGGAAGCGGGAATAATTGCAGCAAGAGCCTCAATTTCCCGAATGCACGAGGGGGCTATAAGTATGCGTGAACAAGTAGCTCTTATTAACAGAAATGAGGCGGTTATACCTTTAGATAATCGGGGTATAAATATATTGGCAGAGGCTTTCAGAAGGGCAAATGCTTCGGGAAATAATCCTATAATAATAAATAATCAGTTGACACTCGATTATTATAATTTATTAAGAGCACAAGAAGAATATTATTCTTACAGAGAATTTAGGGAATTATGAAGAAAAGATATTATATAGGATGGGCTTTAATGAATGTTTTAGGAAAAGATATAATTTGGCTTTCCGCTCCTGCCCGTGATTTTATATTAAACGGATATTGGTGGGAAATAACAGATTTGGTCGATTCCCCGCCAGAACTTGACGAGCAATGGGACAATACTGACCTTACCCTTAAATTTTCGGATTTGAATTTGACCATTAATGATATAACTGGTGAAATTCGGAAAATTCTAACACCATTATATAATAAAGATATTTTCGATAAATATGGATTATTAGAACAGATATTAAAAGGCGACATGATGGCTTGGCACGAAATAAAAACCATGTTGGCTCGGAAATGGTTTAAATTTTATATAGTTTATAAGGAATATTATGGTGATGATATAGTTTATACTGGTGTTATACCGTTCGAAAAAATATTATATCTTTATCCTACGAAGAAAATCGATTTAACAGTATATCATATAATGAAAATAATAAATGGTTACCCTATAACTTATAAATCAATCTATGTTAATCCTGATTTTTGGGGAGAAAATAATCGTGTGGGGTTTTTAAGATTAAATTTAAATGACAGATATCCTGATAATTCACGACTTATTAGTGGTGAAAAAAATATGTATATCTTAACTTGGGATTATTCTGAAGAAGGAAGTCCCAATATGTGGGATAGAGTGTGGAGATATGTTAATGTTCCTGAATATGCTAAAAAATATATTTATGCATTAAAATATCAATATACTGATGATACAGGAATACATTATAAATATATTATGATGAAAATTCCTACAAGTATTTGTAAAAACGCTACGGGGTGGCATGAATATTTAGGTTATAATCCTACGGCTATTGGCATAGAATTAACAGATTATGATATTGAATTAGAAACCGAAACACATTGGGTAAGGATGAGGCAATATAAAAAGAAGGATGTTTCCGATATATTAACCGAAACATCGGGGATAATTAATAGTTTCCCTACAAATAAAATATTTAATATAAACGCAATATATTATATAGAGAATACGGATTTCAACAAATATTATTATTTCAATTATAAAGATAAAAAATTTAAAGATTTATTAAAATCATTGGCGATAGTGACAGGTTCAAAATATTGGTTTCATAATAATACATTATATTTCGTGCCGATTGATTATATTATAAGAATACAACATATTAGTTCGCAATATTTTGTTAATAAATTAAAATATTCTTATTTAGACAAAACATTTTATGAATTCGATATGTCTCCTGATTTTGGTGATATAGAATTTGATGATTTAAAATATTTATGGGATGAATATACAGTAAAAGAGTGGTTCAAAAATTATTTTGCAAATTATTTTATAAAACTTGAATTTGCCGTGCCAGATGAAATTGGTCGAACAATTAATATTGGCGATTATATTTATATTGATAATAAAAAGGGTGGATTTTTGATTAAAAAACATTATAATTCTAATGATAATGTGTGGCATTTGACAACAGAATTGATATTTGGAGATAGAGATAATTATGTCAATTGAATTTTACATAGGCGATATAGCAACTTCACGGAGTGAGAATATATATCCGCCAAAGGTGGTTATTTATATCTACACTCCGACATCGTTACGAATCGAAACATTTGTTTTAGATAGTCCCTGGTTTACAGTTAGCCCTTTGCTTCCTGAACCCATAAAAAATTATGAATATGATACTGTTAATAATGAACGAATAGTTAATGTGAAAGGTTATCGTTTCCATATCAATATAAAGATGAATTTTGCGGATAGAGAAAAATGGTTAATGTTCCAGAGAATGCGCTATTATATGGAGAATATTAAATATAAATTTGATTTTTCAGGAATAATACAATACACAAAAATTATGTATTATCCGCCAGGTGATGAACACAGAGCGCCACTTGAGGTAAAGCCAGTTTTAAAATATGTTAATACAACTTATCTTGGCAATAGGTATATAGGTTATGATTCTTACGAAATAGAGCTTATAAGTAAGAAGATTTATCAGCAACCATTCATTCCGCTAAATTATTTGAGCTTTGATATAACAGGCGACTTACAAGCATTCGCCGTAAAAGATATATTGCCAATATTACCGGATATGTAGAGAGAGGTATATAATATGTCTTCATGGTGGCAAAAAATAAAAGTAGTATTTGATACAGGAATACCTGAAAACGAAAAATATAAAACATTTAAATATTTAATATTGATATTATTTGAACCAGATAGGAATATTAGATTAGTAAAGAGAAATGTTGATAAGGAGAATTCGGATTATATTGTTATGAGTGAAGTTATAAAGGGTAAACCATTAGAATCATTCGCAAAAATTAAAACTATATGTTATTATCATGATATAGATTATTGGACAGTATATAAAAATAATACTAATAATACGATTAGTTTGTATATTGCTTATTCATACTGGGATAATTATAATATCCAACTTAAAAATAAATCAACAGGAAAATGGGAAAATATTGTTGACCCGAATAAATTAGGTATGCATATTATAAAAATACCTTATGATTAAATAATATAAATAATAAATAGGAGTGAAATATGGCTAAATCGAGGGTTTTAATAACATATATAAAAGATAAGCAATTAAGGGTTGTGCCCTGGAATGAAGCCTCAAGTAGCTGGGACGAGGCAAGCGCAACGACTATGAGCGTTGCTGCAACAGG